GATCGGCTCGGCGTCCAACGCCGCGACGATCCTGACCCTCGCGAACCCCGGCGTCGTGACGATCAACTCGCACGGCTTCACCAACGGCGACTACCTGATCTGCACGTCGATCGACGGCATGGTCGAGCTCGATGGCCAGATGGTGCGCGTGGCGAACTCCACGACGAACACCTTCGAACTGGAGAGCCTGGACACGTCGTCGTTCACGGCGCTCGCCGCCTCGAGCACGACCTTCAAGAAGGTCATGGCCTTCGCCACGCTGTCGAACGCGACGAACCTGACCATGCCCGACGGCCAGCCGGCGAAGCTTGACGCGACCCGCCTGATCAGCAAGCGCAAGGAGTACCTCTTCGGCTTGCCCGACGCGCCGGACGGTTCCATCACGACGCTGTACGACCCACAGGTCACCGCGGTGTCGAAGATCAAGGCGGCGACGCTGGCGAACACCACGCTCGGCATCCGCGTGACGTGGTCGAACGGTTACAAGACGATCTTCAACGCGTACGTCTCCGGCGGCCAAGGGTTCGAGGCGTCGCAGAACGCGGTCGTGACCGCGAACATCTCCTTCACTCCGGTGGGGCAGTTGATCGAGTTCACGTCGTAACCATCGGGACAGGCGAGGAGGACGCATGTCGCAAGCATTGGTAGACCGGCTCCGGAAGGGGCGCGAGGTTCGGGTCGAGGTCGGGAAGTTCACGTTCGTCATCCGACGCCCGACCGACCTGCAGATGCTCGGGGTCGGCGGGCTGGACACCGAGGCGCAAGCCCGGCGTGCGCTCGGCTTCGTCATCGACTGGGCCAACGTCGTCGAGGACGATCTCGTCGGCGGCGCCAACATGGACCCGGTCAAGTTCGACGCCGACCTCTGGCTCGAGTGGGCGTCCGACCACTCCGAGTTCTGGGAGCCGATCGCGAAGGCGGCGTACAGCGCCTACACCGAGCACGCAAAGCGCGAGGGCGAAGCCGCAAAAAACTGACGGCCCGGCTGGAGACGCCGGGCGCGCTGGTCATTGAATCGCTGGACACGCATCGCGAGACCCTCGCGCTGCGCGCGTGGAACCTGATGGGGGACGAGATCAAGTGGGACGCGCTGCCGCTAATCGTGGAACTGCTCGGGGTCGATGACGTGGCGCGACTGATCACGCACCTCATCGCCATCCGCGACCACTGGGACCGCGTGCGCGCGGCCAACGCGTCATGACGGCCGAGGTCACCATCAACGTCGACGGCCTGCTCGACGTCAAGGCGGCGCTCGAAGCGCTGACGGCCGACCTGCGCCGGCGCGTCGTACGCTCGGCGCTGCGCTCCGCGGCGCGCCCGCTGATCAAGGAGGCCAAGGCGCAGGCGCCGGTCCTGAAGTACCCGCTGCGCCGCCGTCGCCCCGGCGTCATGAAGTCGGCCATCCGTGCATTCAACTCCAAGCGGGCGAACGGGCAGGGCGGCACGCTCGGCATCTACGTGTCGGTGGGCGCGTCCAAGAAGGATCTGAAGCGCGCGCCGATCTCGGGCGACCCGTACTACTGGCGATGGGTCGAGGGCGGCCACAAGATCGTGCCGAAGTTCAAGGGCAAGTACACCAGCTACCGGTTGCGCGGGCGGGGGCGCCTCACCGGCCTGCGCGCGCGCAACCGCGCGGCGACGCGCATGGTCCCGCCGTATTCGTTCCTGTACCCGGCCTACCGCACGCGGTCGCAGGAGGTCATCCGCCTGTTCACCCAGAAGATCGTCGAGCGCATCGCGAAAGCGAACGCCAAGGGATAGCCCATGCCAGCCGGCCTGATCTCGATCGACATCGAAGCCCGCCTCGCGAAACTGGAGGAGGGCGTCAAGCGCACGAATGCCGGGCTCGACTCCATCGGGCGCACCGCCGAGCGCGTGTCGGGCGTCGCGCAGTCGGCGTTCCGCGGCATGGTCGCCGGCATCGCGAGCGCGCTGACGGTCGGCACGATCACGTCGTGGGCGAAGGAGGTCATCGCCGGCGCCGAAGCGCTGCAGGACCTGTCCGACTCCACCGGGAGCACGGTCGAGGCGCTGTCCCGCCTCAACAACATCACGAAGATCGGCGGCGGCAACTTCGAGGACATCAAGGGCGCGCTCGAGCGACTCGCCGCCGGCATGGCCGGAGTCGAGGAGGGCGGGTCCAAAACGGCCGACGCGCTGCGCTTCCTGAATATCCAGGCTAAGGACCCGGCGAAGGCGCTGGAAGAGATCGCCGTCAAGCTCGACAAGTTCCGCGACGGCGCCAACAAGGCGGCCATCGCCAAGGATCTCTTCGGCCGTGCCGGCGTCGGCTTCCTGGCCACCCTCAAGGACATCGCCAACAATGGCGACGTGGCCGCGACGGTCACGGCGAAGCAGGCGGCCGAGGCGACCAAGCTCGCCGAGGAGATGCGCCGCTTGAGCGTGGAGTCGACGCGCGCGGCGAACGCGCTGCTGTCGGACGTCGTGCCGGCGCTCAACGAGCTGATCAGCAAGTTCAACGCGGCGCGCGCGGCAGGCGTCGGATTCTTCGACGCACTGGGCGCGATCGCAGGCGTCGCCGGTCGCGACGGCTCGACTGCCGACAAGATCGCGCAGGTCACCGCGGAACTGGAAAAGGCCAAGGCGGCAGCGAGCCGCGACTTCGGCCCGTTCACCGGGCTCAAGCAACTCAACGACCTGATCAACCCGAGCAAGGTCGCGTCGCTGACGGCGCAGCTTGCCATCCTGCAGAAGCAGGCACTCGCCGAGTCCCAGTCGAAGTTCCACCGGTCGGGCATCGACCCGTTCCCGAAGCCGGTGCTCGGCTACACCGGTGCGTCCGGCGCGGCGGGCGACAAGATCAGCGAGGCGCAGCGCTACCTCGAAGGGCTGCAGCGGCAGATCGACAAGATCGTCGAGCTCTCCGCGCGCGAGACCGCGCTGGCCGAGATTCAGAAAGGACGCCTCAAGGGGCTGACGCCGGCGCTGCGCGACCAGATCCTCGCGGTCGCGGACCAGATCGACGCCTACAAGGCGCTGGAGGAGGAGATCAAGACGAGCGCCAAGGCGTTCGAGGACGAGCAGAAGGCCGCGCAGCAGGTCGTCGACGAGCGTGCGCGCGCCACGAAGGCAGCACTCGACGAGGCCGCGCAGATCGCGGAATCCAACGAGCGGCTGCGCGACGAGATCGCGATCATCCTCGGCGGCGAGTCGGCGCGCAAGGCCATCGAGAAGCAGTACGTCGCGAACGCCATCGCCGCCAAGGAATACGCGCTCGCCCAGATCGAGATCAACGACGCGACGCGCGGGATGCGCGAGGCGCTGGAGATCCAGATCGAGCAGTTGAAGGAGCGCAAGGAGCTTCTCGAAGGCAAGGACACCGCGGAGGCCATCAAGGCGCAGGCCGAGGCGATGAAGCAGCTTGCCGACCAGTTCAACAACGTGGGCAGCAGTTCGTTCGCCCAGTTCCTGCGGGACCTGACGACCGGCAAGCCGCTCGACGCGCTCAAGAACCTCGGCAACAACTTGTTCACCGGCATCAACCAGATCGTCACCGACCGCTTCGCCAACAGCCTGTTCGGAGAGGGCGGGGCGGCGAACGGCTTCGGCGGCTTCCTCGCGTCCCTGTTCGGCGGGCAGGGCGGGGGCGCGGCGTCGCTGGCGGGTGCCGGCGCCACGCTGACGGCATCGGGCACGGTGCTGACGGGCGCCGGGACGCTCTTGACGACCGCGGCCGCGAGCCTGACGGCGGCGGCTACCGCGATGGCGGCGTCGAGCGCCGCGAGTTCGGCCGGCAGCATCTTCAGCGCGTTCACCGGGCCCGCGTTCGGGACGGCCGCCAACGGTTCCGACTTCACCAGCGGCGCGCCGTACATCACCGGCGAACGTGGGCGCGAGCTCGTCGTCCCGCCGCGCGGCTCGCAGATCATCCCGAACCACCAACTCGGCGCCCTCGGCAGCACCGTGAACATCCACATGAACGTCTACGGCGGGAACACGCAGACCGCGCGTCACGCCGCGCGGATGCTTGCCGACCGCGCCAGTTTCGCCCGCCGGAGGGGCTGACCCATGGCCTACAAAGACATGCTGCTGCCGATCGGGTTCGCGCTCGACTGGACGAGCGCCCCCGGATTCGACACCGACGTGCTCGTGATGGACAACGGGAACGAAGCGCGCAATCAAAACCTTTCCGGCAACCGCGTGCGCCTGTCGATCAAGTACAACGCGCAGAACCGGACTCAGTGGCAAGCCATCGACGACTTCATCCAGATCGCCGGCGGCCGGGCGCACTCCTTCCGCGTGCGCGATCCGCGCCGCAACACCGCCACCACGGCCGAAGGGAAGATCGTCGGCTCGCAAATGGTCTACCGGACCACGGTCGGCGCGTACACCTTCGACAAGACGATCACGAAGCCCGACTCGACGGTCACCCTGTCCGGCGGCGGCTCCTTCAGCACGTCGACGGGGCTCATCACCTCGGGCAGCCCCACGGCCTGGTCGGGCAAGTTCTACCTCTGCATGCGCTTCGACGTGGACGCGCTGGAGGTCACCGGCCTTGACCGCGCCGGCGACGGCTCCTACATCGCACGGTTCAACGACGTGCCCCTGGTCGAGGTGCTCGGCGAATGAAAACGCTCGATGCCGACATGCAGACGCACCTCGAGCAGCCGACGACGACGCTGACCTGGTGCATCCGCGTCGAGCGGCTCGACGGGGTAGTGCTCGCGGCGACTGCCTTCGACCAGCCGCTCACCTTCGGCGGGGACACGTACGAGCCGTTCGGCTTCCTGCGTCGCGACATCGACGGCAGCTCGGACTTGGACGTCAACTCGACGGAGGTGACCGGCATCCTGAGCAGCGACGCCCTCACCGAGGACGACGTCCGGATCGGCCGATGGGACTTCGCGGCCTACTCGCTGGTGCGCGTCAACTGGGCCGACCTGACCATCGACCCGGAGATCCTGTCGACCGGCAACCTGGGCGTCGTCCGCACCGGCCGGCTGCGCTTCGTGGCCGAACTGCTCGGGCTCGTGCAGGCCGCCCAGAACAGCATCGGCGTCCTCAACTCCGCGCAGTGCATCCACAACTTCGGCAAGAGCGAGGGCGGCTTCGGACGCGGCAACGGCTGCACCTTCGATCTCGCGACGGTGACCGACAGCGGCACCGTGGAGTCTGTCGACTCGGACCTCTACGGCATCCACGACAGCGCGCGCACGGAAGCGGACACGTACTACAGCAACGGCGTGTTCCGGATTATGGACGGCGACTATGCCGGCATGGAGTTCGAGATCCGAGCCTACATCGTCGGCTTCTGGATTCTCTTCACCGCGCTGCCCGAGGACATCACTGGCGCGGCGTACGAGATCGTGCGCGGCTGCGACAAGAGCCTGCGCCAGTGCGTCGACGACTTCGACAACATCGCCGACCGGCTGGCCTCGGACTATACGCAGGGCGCCGACGCCGCGATCCAGGTCGCGAGGCACGACGAATGACGCGCGCGGAGATCATCGCCGAGGCTGCACTCTGGGTCGGCACGCCGTGGCGGCACCAGGCGAGCGTGCGCGGGGTCGGCGCCGACTGCATCGGCTTCGTCGCCGGCGTGGCCAAGGCTTGCGGCAGCCCCGAGGCCAAGCGCTTCCTCGGCACGCCCGAGTGGCGGCGCTACGGGCGCCACCCGCAGCCGTCGTTCCTGTTCGCCGTCTGCGATGAGCTCATGGACCGCATCACGGTCGCCGAGGCCACCGTCGCCGACGTGCTCATCTTCAACTGTGGGAAGCACCCCATGCACTTCGGCTTCCTCGCCGGCGGCGACCGGATGATGCACGCCTACCTGACCGCGCGGCGCGTGTGTGAGCATCAACTCGATGCCGGCTGGCGTGCGCGCATCGAGCGCGCCTACCGCATCCGAGGGGTGACCTGATGGGCCAGCTTGCACTCGGGCTCGCCGGTGCCGGCATCGGGTTCGCCATCGGCGGCCCGACCGGCGCGCAGATCGGCTGGATGTTGGGCGGCTTCGCCTGGAACCTGCTCGACCCGCCGAAGATCCAGGGCCCGCGGCTGCAGGACCTGCGCGTGCGCGGAGCCGACTACGGGACCATGCGGCCGATCCTGTACGGCATGGCGCGGATCAGTGGGCTCGGGATGGGGCAGGGCAGCACGTCCAACGGCCCGAACAAGTTCACCGAGCACGAGGAGACCAGCGGCGGCAAGGGCGGGCCCGAGGTCACGAACTACCGCTACACGCTCTCGTTCTTCAACGAGATCTGCGAGGGGCCGATCGTCGGCGTGCAGCGGCGATGGGCGAACGGGCGGCTGATCACCGAGGCCGGCGCGGAGAACACCGACGCGTGGCCGTTCACGCTGTACCTCGGCGACGCCACGCAGACGCCGGACCCGACGATGGAGACCATCTACGGCGCGGGCGAGGTGGCGCCGATGCGTGGCGTCGCGTACGAGGCGGTGGAGGAGGTCGACGTCGGCGACTTCGGCAACGCGCGGCCGAACGTCGAGTACGAGGCGTTCACCGAGGGCGGCACGATTCCGTGGCGTGTGTCCGAGTTCTCCGCGTGGGAGACGCCGCTTCACGGCAACTATTACCACGCCTGCGCCACTTACTCGAACGGGGTCATCACTGCCGTCGAGATGGGGAACGGCAGCGACGATACCTTCCGCATCCGCAAGTACCGCACCGACGGCACGCAGATCGGCGCGACGATCGAGCAAGTGTGTCCGCTGCCGGGGACGACGTCGGTGTTCGCTGTCATCAACGCGAACATCTTCATGCGGAACGATGGCAGCGACGACCATTGGTTTTACTGGAACGAGACGTCGCAGTCCATCGAGCAGGGATTCACGATCGCCGGCGGCGGCAGCAACCCGACGACCATCGGCGCGCCGATGATTAAGATCGGCGACTCGATCTACTCGGTCGGGCACTCCGGCTTTGATTGGTCCCTCTCGCGCTGGTCCGCAGAGACGGCGGCCGGAGGGGCTCTGGTCGACACCGTCCCTGTCCGCACCGCGACCAGCGGCTACAGCTTTGCGCCGTCGCTCGGCACGTCCAGCGAGGACAACGTCCTCTATCTGCTCTGGGAGGACTCCGACGGCTTCCGGATGCGCAAGGTCGACGCCACCGACCTGTCAACCATCCACACGTGGGAACCGGCCGACCTGGCCGGCACCTACCTTGAGCATCAGGGAATCACATTCCACGTCGAAGATGGTCTGATCTGCAACGGCCGCAACGTGTCGAGCGGCGTGTACGAGATCCGGCTGGTTCAAATCGACGGTTCCTACGGGCTCTCGAACGTCGGCAGCACGATCGCTACGACCAGCCCAACGGCCACGCAGTCAATTTGGTTGAGCGGTGGGCTCCTGCTCGACCCCGTCGGCGTGTACTCGATCAACCCGCCGCCTGTAGCCGTCATCCTCGGCGACATCGTCAAGGACCTGTGCCTGCGCGGCGGCATGGAAGAGTCGCAGATCGACGTGACAGACCTGACGCAGGAGGTCCGCGGCTTCGTCGTCGCCAGCCAGATGACGGTGCGCAACGCGATCGACGTCCTGCGCAAGGCGTACTTCTTTGACGCTGCCGAGTACGACGGCAAACTGGTGTTCCGCAACCGCGGGCACGACGCCATTGACACCATCCCAGACGGCGACCTCGCGGCGCACGAGCCGGGCAGCGAGGCGCCCGAGCCGCTGGAGATGACGCGCGTCCCAGAGGCCGAACTGCCGCGCACCGTCTTCATCAACTTCTACAACGTCGACAACGACTACCAGCAGGGCTCGCAATACTGGCGGCGCACGGTGACGCGCAGCCAGAGCGACGTGACGCTCGACCTGCCGATCGTGTTCACGCCTACGGAAGCGCTGCAACGAGCGCAATGGCACATGCACTTCGCATGGCTGGAACGCGATCGCTTCACGTTCTACACCTACCGCAAGTGGTCGAAGATCACGCCGACCGACGTCGTCGTCGTGCGCGGCGTCAACATCCGGATCACGAGCAAGGTCGAGTCGCCGAACGGGCTCATCAAGTTCGAAGGCGTGCGCGCATTCGCAGGCGGCTTCACCGACGGCAACCCGGTGACCGACCCCATCGACGGCGAATCGGGCGGCTCTGGCGGTGGGGGGCAGCCGCCGACGTATCCTCCGACGCCGCTGGTCGGCACGAACCTCGTCCTGCTGGACATTCCCATCCTGTCGCAGGCCGACGCGCCGTACGGCTTCTATGCTGCCATGGCGCCGTTTGCGACCGGGCGCTGGCCGGGCGCGGGGCTGTACAAGTCGCTGGACGGTGGGAGCACATGGAAACTCGCGGCGTCGACCACGACAGCGGCCGTGATCGGCACCATCACCGCCGACTCGCTTGCAAGCTACGGCGGCGGCGAGACGGTGGACGAGTCCACTTGCACGGTCGTCATTCACACCGTCGGCGCGACCCTGGAAAGCATCACCGGCACGGCGCTCACCAACGGTGGGAATCTCTGCGCGATCCGCAGCGGCTCGGCCTGGGAGTTGTGCAACTTCCGCGACGCTGTCCTGGTGGACCCCGCCACCTACGAGCTCACTGGCTTCAAGCGCGGGCGCAAGGGGACCACGACGGGAGGGCACGTGGACGGCGACACGTTCGTCCTCCTTCCGACGCTGAACGTGGATGCGCCGGCGGTCGAGTTGAACGTCGCCCTCAAGTACAAGGCGGTGACCTACGGCACCGCGATCGCGGACGCCGCCGAGGTCGACTTCACGAACACGGGCGAATCGCTGACCGGATGGGGCGGTGGCACGGACCCGGTGCTGCCGTCGAACGAGGCCGAGTATGTCCTGATCTCATCCGATGCAGCACTGCCGAACGGGCGCGTGCTCACGGCAGGGACCAACGTCACGCTGGACGATGACGGGCCGGGCTCGACCATTACGATTGACGTGTCGATCCCGCCCTCCTCCGGTGGCGCGATGACGCTGATCAGCAGCGTCACGACGTCGGGGTCGCAAGCGTCGGTGACGTTCTCGTCAATCCCCGGCACCTACAAGCACCTGATGCTGGTGTTCCAGGCGCGGGACACGAACACCAGCAACGCCGACGGCTCCGCGCGGATGGTTCTCAATACCGACACTACCGCTGCGAACTACAACGCCACGCAATACACACTAGGGTCAGGCACAACGACGTCCACGAACACAGCAGCGTCGTCGACGTCTGGTGCAGTTTTCGCGAACATTCCCGGCGTTCTCAATCAGGCGAATGCCTTTTCGACGGGGCACGTTTACATCCCGAACTACGCCGGGACTACGTTCTGGAAGGGGTTTGTTACGCGATACGAATCGATGTTTAACAGTGGAGCAACCATATCCTCTGGTGTCATGTCTGGCGTGTGGAAGTCAACGTCCGCCATCACGACGATCACGATCAACTGCTCATACACGGCGTTCGTCAACGGATCAGTGTTCACCCTCTACGGTCTCGGATAGGACTGCACATGCCCAATCGCCGCCAACGGGAAGACGGCGCACCGTACAACGGACCCGAGCGCCGCAAGCTCATCTGGGACCCCAGCGATACGGGGACGATGGAAGAGCCGAAGTGGCGGTCGATGGTCGTGGACCAGATCAACCGCATTCACTCCGAGCTCGCCGAGAACACCAACGCCACCAAGGCCGGCGTGGCGGCGGTCGAGGAGATGAATCGCAAGGTCGACGATCTGAACATGAAGGTCGCGCCAGTGGTCGCCGTATCGGACAAGGTCACGAAGGGCATGGAGGTCATCGGCTGGATCGGTGGCGGTGCCGAGTGGATCGTGAAAAAGTGGTTCTACGTCGTGATCATCGTCGTCGCCGGGAAGATCCTGCTGTCCGGCGGCACGTGGCAGGAAGTGCTCAAGCTCTGGCGGGAGGTCGAATGATGCGACGCCTCATTCTGGTCACGCTGCTTGCGATCGCCGTGCTCATGTTCGGCGTGCCGCTGATCGCATCGCTCGCCGGGCCCGCTCGTGCCGCGGCGCTGGTCACCGTGAACGGCACGCACGTGATCGTCATGACCGCCGACGAGCTCAACGCCGCGCTCGAGCGCGCCAAGGCCGACGGCGCCGACGCGGCGAAGGGGGTCAAGTGCGAGAGGACCTAAACGAGCTCGACGATGCGGGTGATGGGGGCATGTTCACCGCGGCCGTCGCCGCGTGCGGCCTCATCGGCTTCGTGCTGGTCGGGCTGATCGCGGTGTTCGTGAAGGCGTGCTCGTGATGCTGACCCGCGACCAGGTCCAGGCCCTCACGGGCGACGCCGACCGCTGGCTCGACGCGCTCAACAACGCGCTGATCCGTTGGCAGATCACCTCGCACGCGCAGGTGACGATGTTCCTGGCGCAGTGCGCGCACGAGAGCGGCGGATTCAAGCACCTTGTCGAGAACCTGAACTACAGCGCGGCCGCACTGCGCGCGACGTGGCCCGCGCGGTTCAGCGCGGCCGACGCCGTCGCCATGGAACGCAAGCCCGAGCGCATCGCCGAGCGCGCGTACGGCGGGCGCATGGGCAACGGCCCCGAGGGCAGCGGCGACGGATTCCGCTACCGCGGCCGCGGGATCATCCAGCTCACCGGCCGCGACAACTACCAGCGCGCCGGCGCTGCGATCGGCCTCGACTTCGTTGCGCAGCCCGAGCTGCTCGAGCAGCCCGACTGGGCGGCGTCCTCTGCCGGCTGGTTCTGGGCGACGAACGGCTGCAACGCGCTCGCCGACGCCGGCGACTTCCTAGCGATCACGAAGCGCATCAACGGCGGGACGAACGGGCTCGCCGACCGGCAGGCGTGGCTCGCGAAGGTGCAAGCCGTCCTCGACAGGCCGATCTTCGGCACGCCGCCCGCCGCCCCGATCGAAGAACGCAGCACCCAGTACCAGGAACCAACTCCGGAGGTAAAGCCCATGGGCGCGCTCGCCATTCTGCAAATGTTCGGCCCCGTACTCGCCAACTTGATCCCGCAGATCGCCAACATCGTAAAGCCGCAATCGGAGAGCGCGAAGCGTGACGCCGCGCTCGCCAGCACGATCGTCAACACCATCGTCGGCGCGGCCGAAGCGCCGAACATGCAGGCCGCGGTCGAGAAGATGCAGGCCGATCCTGCCGTGGTCGAGACGGTCAAGAAGGCCGTCGTCACCGAGCCGAAGGTCATGGCGGCATTGCAGATCGTCGAAGTCGGGGGCGGCGCTGCTGCGGCGGTCGAGCGCGACCAGAAGGCGGCTGCCGCGGACAAGCCGTTCTGGAAGGCGAGCGCGGTGTTCTGGATCAGCGTGCTACTCATGCCGATGGTGTACTGGCTGGTCGGATCTCTCATCGTTGGCGGGACGGCCGAGCGCCTGATCGCCGCGGCGAAGGAGTCGGCCATGGTTCCGGAGTGGGTCACCTTGCTACTCAGCCTGTTCGGCCCCGAGTGGCAAGGCGAGACGCGATCCGGCGGATTCAACCTCGTAATCGGTCTCGTCCTCGGCGGCATCTGCGGCGTGTACTTCGGCGTCTCCGTGACGCAGCAGAAGCAAGGCGGGGCGGCCACACCTGGAAAGGAAGCATGATGGGCAAATACATCATCGACACCGTCGCCGGCACGTGTACGCCGATCGAGGGCCGCGCGAGCCAAGCGCCCGCCGGAGATCCCGCCGCGCAGTTCGGACGCGACCAGTTCGGCACGCCGTACGTGAGCGAGGCCGACCGCGCGCGCGGCGAGGCGCTGGCAGGCTACGCCGGCGAGGAGGCGAAGAACTACACAGGCACGGTGAACCCCGACGACCTGCGCGAGTACGACTGGGCGTTCTACGTGAACACCGGGCTCTGGAAGTCGGGCGCCAAGGACTACGCCATCTTCACGAAGAAGCCGATCCCGCGCCGCAACGACGGGAGCGTGTTCAACAACCCCGAGGCCGAGCTCGCCGGCATCGACGTCTCCGGCTACACCGGCCCGCTGAAGGCGTTCGCATGAGCGCCCGCGACCTGATGCGCCCGCACCAGCCGGCGCCCGTGGACCCCGAGAGCCGCGAGGGCAAGCTCGCCGCGCTGGCCGAGCGCCGCAAGAACGCGCCGGCCGGCGACTTCACCTACGTCGAGGGCTCGTGGGGCGACGTCGGCTACACGCTGACCGCCAAGGACTTCACCGACGCCGAGCTCGTCGCGCTCGCGGACGGCTGCTACCTCGACGCCTACAAGGACGAGGGCATGGGCGGCAACGGGACGAAGTGGCGCAAGAAGGCCGAGCCCGCGACGACCGAACTGACCGCGCGCGGCATCGTCTACAACCCGCCCGGTCGCCCGGTGCCGCACGACTCGGCCACCGTCCCGCCCGCACCGCCGAACGACCCCTCGCGCGGGCGATGACCGCATTCGTCGAATCAGGCGGCGCTGTGGTGGCGTACGAGTACGCCGACGTCACCATCAGCGCAGTCGGCCCGTACGGCCGGCGCGAGACGCAGGCGCGCATCCTGTTCGACGACTCCGACGACCCGCTGCTCGCGCTGCTGATCGTGCGGACCAGGGAAGCGCTGCTGCGTCAGGCGGCGAGCGAGCCGCCGAGCATGGGCGGGATCAGCTAGTCTTCGGCCGAAAACCGCGGCGCTCCTCCCGCCGCGGCTTCCGAGTGGGCACTCGGATAGGCCACCCATCCGGGCGCTTTCAACGCGCCTGAGGCGATCGGGGCCGCGGAGGCATCACCCTAGCCTGGCGGCGCGCCGCGCGCTCCTGGCGCGTTCTGAGCGGTCGGGCGATACTCTGGCATCCCCATCGGCGCCCGCGCACCCCACCATGACCGGCCGTGCCGCATCCGTACCACAGAACCGGCGTTTCACGTGGAACATCGAGGTCCCTTCCTGGGCACCACGGCATAGCAAGGCGGCCCGCGTAATGCGGGCCGTTTTCATTCGTGGCAGGCACGAAAAAGAACCCCTGCGATACTATTCTCGCCGCCGGCAATGTGCCGCATCCGTACCACATGGCGACCTTCGAAAAACGGGGCGATTCTTGGCAGGCTCGGGTGTGCGTGAAGCGGCACCGGGAGTCGGCCACCTTCCCCGACCTGGCGCGCGCCCGCGCGTGGGCGGCGCAGGTGGAGGGCGAGCTGCGCGCTCAGGCCCGCGGCGAGATCATCATCCGCAGCGTGCGGCAGGCGCTCGACCGCTACGCTGACCACGTCAGCCCGACGCATCGCGGCGAGCGGTGGGAGCGCATCCGCCTCGCCAAGCTCGGGCGCACGCTGCCATTCCGCAACCGCAAGATGCCGGAGGTGTCCACGCCCGACGTCGTGGCGTGGCGCGACTCGCTGCTGGCGACGCTGGCCACGAGCTCGGCCCGGCGCGAGTTCGGGCTCCTGCGCGCTGTGTTCGCGCTGGCGGTGTCCGAGTGGGGATGGCTGCGCCGCTCGCCGTTCGAAGGCGTGAAGCCGCCCGCTGAGGGCCGCGCGCGGTCGCAGCGGGTGAGCGACGCCGAGATCGACATCATGTGCACGGCGCTCGGCTATGCGGCCGGCACTAAGCCAGAGACCGCATCCCACCTCATCGCCTGTGCGTTGCTGCTCGCGGTGGAGACTGCGATGCGGCAGGGCGAGATCCTGTCGCTCGACCAGGAGTCGCGCCGCGGGCGCGTGTTGCACCTGGACAAGACCAAGAACGGCGACGAGCGGGACGTGCCGCTGTCGACGCGGGCGGTGGCGCTGCTCGAGCTGCTGCCGACCGAGGGGCGACTGTTCCCCATCGCGAGCGGCACCTGCGACACGCTGTTCCGGCGCGCGCGGGATGCGTCGGGGCTGAATTTTCACTTCCACGATCTGCGGCGCGAGGCCACCACGCGGCTCGCGGCGAAGCTTGACGTGATGACGCTGGCAAAGGTCACCGGCCACCGCGACGTGCGGACGCTGATGCGGGTCTACTATTCGCCCGACATGTCGGCCGTTGCCGATCGGCTCGGCTGACGGCGGCGCGGCTGCGCATCGGCCCACTCGTCCAGTTCTGAGCGCTTCCAGCGCGGCGAGACGCCGCCGAAGTAGCGGGGCTCCGGAAAGCCGGGGCGCACGGCGATCTTCTCGCGGAACGTGCGCGTCTCGTACCCGAGGTGGATGGCGGCCTGCTCGGCGGTCATCCAGGGGCGCGCGAGCTCGCGGATCGCTTCGGCGATGTCGACGGCGCTCATTCCCCCTCCATCACCCGTACTGCGGCACGATCCTGCGTGGCGAGGGCGCGCGGTTCGTAGGTGTGGCCCCACGGCAAGCCATCGGTGCTCCCGGCGATTGGGCCGTGAATCGCCATGTGCGGCCCGAATCCGCAGTATTTGCATGGGCCGCAACGACACGCAGCGGACATACGATTCCCGCGACGAGTCGGGCATACGTCACCGTCAATCGCGGTCCCATGTTCTCGCTTCATCGCCGCATCCTGTCTACGCAGTTTTGCCAGAGCATCGAGGCCATGACGAGGCACGAATGCAGGCTGGCGGAGTAGTGGAAGTCGTAGGCGCCGCCGTTCACGCTCACGGCGACGAGTTCGGTTATCTCGCCGCGGTCAACCGCGTTCGCCATGTCGCGGAGGATGCGCGACAGATCGCCCGGCGCGCGAACGATGGGAACAATGCGCGGCCCGTCGCTGCGGGCGGCGGCAATAATCGCCACCATCTCGTCGTCGCTCATGGCGCTCACCCCTTCCTAGCTGCGTCGATTAGGGAGTCAAGGGCGGTCCCGCGGTAGTCATCGCTGACGCTGCGCGCATCCTCGTACACAACGTCCACATGCGGGAATGGCGCGCCGTACTTCGTTGGCCGATTGCGCAGCCACCGCCACCGCTCCGCATCCCGCTGCGCCTCGGCCAGCGCGTCAGCCGTGACGCCGTGGCAATCCTTCCAGTGTGCTAGGTCCCGCTGCGCCTCGGCCAGCGCGGCCCGCAGTCCGTCGCGCTCGTTCGCCAGTTTGATGACCGACAACAACGCGGGCCGCGCTTGCGACATATCCAACTTGTCCCAAGGCTTGCCCCATCCGTTCGCCACGGAATCGCAGCCGCCGAGATTCCAGACGGCGTTATAGGCGTCGGCTTGCGCGCGGTCCCGTTCCTCCCGCAGCGCGGCGAGGCGGGCGGCAGGAACGAGCGGCGTCACCGTGTAGGTGCAGTCGTACCCAAAGACGAACGTCGCGTATTGCTCGCACTTTTCGCGCGTGTCGGCGTAATGGCGTCCCCCGGTTACCTTGTTCGCGCTGGTGCATTCGACCATCCACGCCACGGGCGTATCGTCCTCGGCGGGCTCGGGCTGGGCGTCGTCCCAATCGGTCGGCGGCGACAGCGTTGCAGGCTGCACATGTGCCGGGATCGTTCGCGGCTCGGGTTGCGCGGGCGCACTGGCGATCGGTTGGCAATGCTCAATGTCTCCGCACCAATGCCGACAGGTCGCCGCTTCGTTCTGCGGGTCGGCCACCCGCTTTGCGCACGCCCAAAGATGGGGGCGATATGAGTCGGCCAACTGCTTGCGGCCTTCCTCGGTGCGCGCCCATTCCATCATCGTGTGCAACAAATCACCTTCCTGCGGCTCGGCCTGCGCGGGCGGGGCGGTGTAGAGCGGCACGCTGTACCGTTCGGCGTCTTGGGCGATAGACTCAACCTCGCCACCGCGCTTGCGGCGATCCGGGTTCGTGAGGTGATTCTTCTCAACTGCCGACAACGTGACCAGCAGGCTCGGCGTCGCCCAAGCCACCGGCTTCTGCGCTGCGGCGCACTCTGGAGCGCGTGACGCAACGTATTTGTCGGACATGGCGACCCCAAAGGCATGGGACTCGCGCAACGCGGTCAGCGTCTCTTGAATGTGACCAACGATGCGCGGCACGTTCAATGACCCGCCTTCAGTGCGCGATTTGTCAACAGTCAATCCGAGGGCCGCGCAAATTTTGTCAGCGTCGGCACACTCACGTTCCAAATCGACGCTCCGACGAGCCAATTCCTCCGCGATCTCTTTGCGGGTATCTGAGCACGCAAAGCACCCGTTGGGCGGCAACAGCAGCGCGATCATTTCATTCGTGTCCATCAGTCTCTCCCATCTCTGATCGGTTTATGTCGCGTCCTTGTAGCGATCAACTACGGCGCGGGCCATGACCGACGCTTTGGCGAACCTTGCGGTAACCTGATCCATGCGACATTCGCTAATGGACTCAAGCAATTCCTTTAGCGCCTGACGTACAACCTCGACGGGGGCAATCGGGATCGCTTCGGGCTGCGGCTCGGCCTGCGGCTCGCTCGCGGGCGCGCAATGTCCGCACAGCAGCGGGCGCACCGGCTTGCCGCAACCGTCGCATGTCGGCTGCGCGGGCGCGGCGGCGAGGGCGCGGTCTATTGCGGCGTGAGCAAACGCCTTGAGTTCGGCCACGCTGTACGCGGGGACCATCTGATAGCTACCGTTGTTCGTCCGCTCCCGGCGCATCCTCTCAGCTTTGGGAATCGGCGGCAGCGCGTCATCTATCGTGACGCCCATGCGTCCGCGCCCGCCGAATCCCGGGCCGTAATCTTGCACCAGCATCGCGTCCCACAACTGACCAAGGATGTGCTGCGCGTTGCCGTAACCGATAGCCGCGCCAATGCTCGCCAGTTGCGGCCGGTACTGCTCGTCGCGCTCGGCCAGCGCCTCGCGCACGGTGTCATTGCTCATGCTGATTGCTCCGCAAACTTGGCGTCCACCATCTCGGCGAACTTGGCTTTGTGAGCGTCCATCGCTGCGTCCCCCGCTGCGTCCCCCACTGCGTCCCTCGCTGCGGCCGCTGCGGCCCACGCTGCGTCCGCTGCGGCCCACGCTGCGTCCGCTGCGGCCCTCGCTGCGGCCCACGCTGCGGCCCTCGCTGCGGCCCTCGCTGCGGCCCACGCTGCGTCCCACGCTGCGGCCCACGCTGCGGCCCACGCTGCGTCCCCCGCTACGGCCCACGCTGCGGCCCTCGCTGCGGCCCTCGCTGCGGCCCACGCTGCGGCCCTTAAAGACTCGTCACCCGTCTTCAAATAGCGCCGCACAACATCGGGCGCGTCCCACAGATGGATGACGGACAACGCGCAATGACGAGCGAATGCGCGCATGGTGTCGGTCGCGTCGAATCGCTTGACGATCCGGCGGCGACGGCAGACGAACTTATCGGCCTGCTCGGCTACGATGTCCTCGCATTCCACGAGGCACAGCGTCGCGCCCGGTGCGTATTGCAGGGCGTCATACGGGCGCTTGCTGGCGTGCAGGCCCGTTTCGCAGATGGTCACGTCGCCATCGTGGACGAGCCATTCACCATCGGCGGGGATCGGGCGACCGTCGCGCAGGGTGTCGGCGACGAAGTGATAGGCAATCATGCTGTCTCCATAGGGTGAGGGGCGCCGCGATTCGTCTCCACGCCCAGCAGATACACCGTCCACAACTCCTGCGCGCGACTGTCGAGGTAGACGTCAGACCCGCGCACACGGTCGAGGCAGACGCCGCGCGGCCGCGCCCACGACTCGAAGGCCAAGCGGACGGGGTCGATGACAGCGGTCACGCCGTCGCTCCGTAGAACGGCTTCAGGTCGCTGGCCGGCGCATTGCCGATCTCCTTCGGCGGCTCGCCCGGCAGCACCTGGCTGCTGCCGCCGAACACCTCCTTAAAGGAGTTCATCGTGGGGTCACCGATCACGCGGAAGTCCTTCGCCGTCGCCATGTCCCGTGACGAGTACGTCGGGTTGTCGAACGGCAGGCCGGTGAGCAGGTTCTTCCACACGACCGCATCACCGTCCACGCTTACCAGCTCGGCCACGCGCGCGAGCAACACCGGAATGAATCGGTGCTCGTCGCAACCTTCGCGCTGGAACTCGACCGGCACCTCGCCGTCGTGGCGCTCGCACGACCAGGCGCCGTTGCCGATCGGCGTCGAATGCGCGCAGGAACGACACGTCGTAGCGGGCACGGCCTCGCCGTGGCACTGCGCGTGGAAAGGGCAGAATCGGCATTCGTACCAGCTCGCGTCGTTGGAGATTCGCGGCGGCGGTTCCGCCTGGAAGATCACGCGCTCGGCCTTCGCGATTAGCTTCGCGAAC